TCCCCATCTCAGAAATATGCTGTTTGCTGTTCCTAATGCGGCAAGACGTTCTGCAAGGAACGGAGCTTATATGAAAGATGAAGGTATGCTTCCCGGAGTTGCAGACCTGATACTTCTTAAGAGCAATCGTTTCTATGGAGCTTTGTGTGTGGAAATGAAAAAGCCGGGAGAATACCAAAGACCAGTCCAAAAAGAATGGCAAAAGGAATGTGAGGCAAATGGTAACAAATACATCGTTGTCCGGTCATTAGACGAGTTTATTAAAGTGGTGGATAATTATTTGAAAGATATTTGATTTTTATTTTGGTATTTTGAATTTGAGTTGTATCTTTGCGGTGAAAAGTTCGCCAAACTTTGATTTTATATAGCATATCGAAAGTGGATATTTTATATCTACTTGACAGCTTTTATCGCAAAGATATAGCCGTTAGTTTTCCCTACGGACTGCTTTCGTTATGCGAATTTAGTCGGAGTTTGGCGACTTTGGGAAGCTAACGGCTTTCCTTTTATACATAACTCAAATTTCATCGTATGCCAAACTCCATGAAATTAGAGCAGAAGCGAAGTACAGTAACTTCTACATCTACGTTATCGGCTAACGTAAAAGCCATTTTCGTGTTGATAATGTTAGTACTCACTATCATTAACCCTATCTTGTTTATATTACCGTTTATTGTTTGCTTCATTTCAGCGAAGAAAGGAGGTCTGCTATGAAAAAGAAAATAGCAACCGTTGAGATTGAATGCTCAAATTCTCATTTAATACCAACATTCAGTGACTTTTTAAATGAATTACAAAAGCAGTATGATATTGAGAAAGACTGCAAGAATGAAGCATATTCTTTTATAATAACAAACGGACTGTTTGAGGATTTTAAGAAGTTCAGTGAAAACTACAAAGGAGTGGACCACTACAAAGCAATAATCGGAATGCTTATCACTGATGCTGAAATAAAACAAATCAAGAAATAACAAAAATATAATCAACTAAGTGCTGGTAGCCTTATACAAGGCTGCCACACCTCTTATATCATAAATTATGAAAACAATAGGAGAAATAATGAATGAAATAGAACATATACCTAAATGCCCTAAAAGTGGGGAAGTCAATTTGCTTTATTTAATTGGAATAATAAAAAAGTAATATGGAATTTTTAGAGAAAGATTTAGAAGATATTATTTGGGAAGCATACCAAAGTGAATATGGAAAATATGAATTATTTAATAAAGGGCTAGCAATATCAGGTAAAATGTACAGACAGGTAAATCTTGGTGATTACGGAATACTTGATTTAATGACTGTAAGTATTAATCCCAAAGATGTGATAATATCAATTTACGAACTGAAAAAAGATATTATTAATATGTCAACAATGGCTCAAGCAGCAAGATATGGCACAGGAATATCTAAATATATAGAGGAAAGATGTAACATACATAACCGTCCTATATCCTTACAATTTTTCTTGATAGGAAAGGAAATAGAATGTAGATCTGATTTTGTATTTCTCTATAACAATAGCCCCCATTTTAAAATCTATTTATACAAATATGAATTAAATGGTATTCATTTTAAGTACCAACAAAAGAATTGGGTAATTGAGGAAGCACATATTCCCAATTATAATCTGTCTGTAAGCGATGTAAAATCTTTTTTTTTTAAAGAAGATAATCCATTCTAAGAAATGAGCGATAAAGGATTTATAAAACTAAGCCGCAAGTTATTTGATAACAAGATATGGCAGGCCGCCCGGGCATTTAATGAGTGCGAAGCGTGGATTGACTTGATACAGTCAGCACGATTTGAGGCATCATCGACTACGTCGCGCATCGGGTGTTATGAAGTAACATGGGGAAGAGGGCAATATCCTGCATCCAATAGATTTCTTGCTAAAAAATGGGGAAGATCTGAACAATGGGTTAAATCTTTACTTGGAAAGTTGAAAAGAGAGAAAATGATCACTACTGATAATAGCCAAGGAGTTAATGTGATTACTCTCATCAATTTTGAGAAATATAATGGTGAAGTTGTAGATAACCCACCTAGTAACCCACCTAACAAATTAAATGATAGAGAGTTACAAGAGTTGATAACCCACCTAGTAACCCACCTGCATAAGAATGATGGAATTTTGCAACCCACCTCTAACCCAAATAATAAGAAAGAAGAAATAAATAAAGAAAACTCTATAAATAGAGCAAAAGAAAAAATGGGTTCTGATTTTGGAAGTTGTGATATAGATCTCAGTGAATTGCAACATGAGCTGTCATCAGACAGCGGATGGGAGGAAGCAATAAGGCTTCATTTGTACCGTAACGGGATAAAGGTTTTCGACCATGATATGTTTCTTCTATGGCTTGACAAGTTCGTGATAAGCCTAAAAGCCGGAGGGACTATCTCGAAAGACAGGAAAGGTTTTATGGAGTATTTTAGGAACTGGATATTGACCGAGATAAAAAAGGGGGCTACAAATTTGTTCCAAGATACGAATGATGCGTTGTTGGAATCTTCTAAAGATAACAATGCCTATTATAAATTCCTGTCATATATCAAGAAACAAGCACCGTATTGTTTTTCCAATATGCGATTGCCTACGGAAGAAGAATTTTTGCTTTTACGGGACAAATATGGGAACGATATGTTTAAAAGCGCATTGCGCACAATAGAGGGCAGAGCAGACATCCGTTCAAAATGGGATGTTTTGTATTATGCTATTTTAAAACAACTCAAGTTTATGAAAGATGAAAGATGAAATAATGCCGAGTGGAATGCGTATATTGCCAAGAGATGAAGAGTGTGAGAAACGTGTTCTTGGAACCATTCTAAGCGAGAGAGATACCATTTACGAAGTGAGGGATATCCTTACTGAAAATTGTTTCTATAACGATTTTCACAAGCAGATATACAGGACTGTATTGGAAATAACGGATTCCGGTGGAAGAGCTGATGCCATCAGTGTGAAATCAAAACTGGAGTTCTCATATCCAGACTTTAGTTTATATGAGCTGACAAAGATTTCAGGAATGTACACATTCGATCTGTATCAATATGCGTGCAGACTTCATGATCTGATGATACGGAGACGGTTCTTTGATATTGGGAGTTATCTCGACAGTAACGCTTTTAATGAGAAGGAAGATATTGCCGACGTCGTGCAAAAAGTGTCAGATCAGCTTGCTAATCTGTTCTCATCCAATTGTAATTCTATCAGCACGGTCAAGGAATGCATAGAATCCGTATATGAAACGATAAACCGCAACATGTCAGGGAAAACAGACTTAACAGGTACACCGACCGGATTTGACAAGATAGATGGGAAAACAGGTGGACTTCAAAAATCAGACTTGATAATTATTGCAGGTGAAACTAGTGCTGGCAAAACGTCAATGGCTGTAAGCATGATGAAAAACGCTGCAATAGCAGGTGCTAAGATAGCCATGTATTCAATGGAGATGAAGAAGGAACAAATTACGTCTAGAATTATTTCAATGATAAGTGGTATTCCTTCAAATGTCATACTTTACTCACCGCTTTCCGGAATGCAGTTGGAAAATGTAGACCGGGCTGTGGATACTGTATCAAAAATGCAAATCTATTTCGATGATAGGAGCACGTCCAATATCGACACGATAATATCTTCAATCCGTCAGATGAAATTAAAAAATGGGATAGACGGGGCTGTGGTAGATTATTTGCAGATTTTGAATGTTAACATGAAGGGAAGTAACAAAGAACAGCAGATGGGAGAGGTTGCAAGAAGGCTGAAGAATCTGGCAAAGGATTTGGATATATGGATTATTGCATTGTCGCAGATGAATAGGGATAATCTTAACCCTGTACCTACATTGGCAAGGTTAAGGGATAGTGGACAGATAGCGGAAGCAGCAGATATAGTTATGCTGATTTATCGTCCTGAGGTAAAAGGGAAGCGGTATCCTGATGAGTTTTCAGACGTGGACACAAAAGGAACTGCCATGATTGATATAGCTAAAGGCAGAAATATAGGACTATTGAAGTTTATTTGTGGCTTCAATGCTGCATCTACTCACTTTTACGACTTGAACATTATTCCCATATCAAGTAATAGCACTGAAGATGATAACAACCCATTTTAAGTATGCCAAAGAAAGTCAAACCGGAAATTGTATATGTCAAATGCCGGAATTGCAAGAATGCCTCGGACTTCGGGGATAATTCTGCGTATTGTAAGGCTAAAGGGCATAGAGTGTGTGCCTGTGACAGATATGGGCAAATTTGCAACAGTTTTCTAAAGAAAGAATTATAACGAAAAAGGAGAAATTTATGAATACCGAGATGCAGAGAAAGATACGTGAATGGGAAGCGGAACGCGATAGAAACCTACGCATACACTGCCCTCTTGTAGCTGCCAAATTCCAAAGGTGGATTGACAAAATTAATAAAAAGGAGAACGAAAGTATTAACCGCATGAAAGGAAATGTAAAGTGAAAATATACAATTATGAAACCAAAGAAAAAAATAATAGATGCCGCCATAGCCAATGGTAGCATAGATAGATTGAATATGCTGCTTTCAGCCGCTCACCTGTTGAATTGCGAAGCCAATAACTTAGTAGAGGAAGCGAGCGATTTAATGGCAGAGAACTCCCTTCTGCTTGGAGATTTAAAAAAGTTGCACAATGACTTCGTAAAAGTTGCCGATAAGTATTTCAAGGAGTTCTCCACCCTCATTACTACTGATACCGCCAAGATGGATATGTTCTCTGACCTTGATGGATTTGATAAGGCATTCAGAGAGTGGGCTAAAGTACCGTCAGAGTGGAAACCTAGAGAAGTTTGTAGGAACCATTAATTAAAAGTAATACAGAAATAAACAAGAATCATGAAAAGAGAATTAACACCTGAGAATATTCAGGAACTGAAAGAAAATCAAATATTCGTTTTTGGAAGCAATATGAACGGCAATCACGCCGGAGGTGCAGCTAGATTGGCAGTTGAGAAATTTGGCGCAATTATGGGGAAAGCAAAAGGGATACAAGGTCAGTCCTATGCTATCCCTACGCTGGACAAGGATATGCAGAAAGTAACTGAAGAAAAACTGCTGGTATTTTTAGAAAACTTCGGGAATTACGCTAACGAGCATCCGGAAAAGGAATTTCTTCTCACTGCCATTGGCACCGGGATAGCCGGATTTGATGCCAGCTACATGGCGTACATGGTACTTAGGGCAAACCTGCCGGATAACGTTACCTTACCAAAGGAATTTGTCAAAATCAAAGGCTACAAAGGTTTTAACCCCGATTTGACATGTAGGGATTTCCAATACGAAGAAGGTAAGGACTACGAAGAAACAGGCGATATAATGGCTTGCGATAACGGATTTCACTTCTGCCTCCATCCGTTGGACGTGTTCGGTTACTATCCACCTGCCGAAGTTGGTATGAATAAGTTTCACGAGGTTGAGGGTACTGGTGATATGGACGTAGATACGGATGATACGAAAATTGCTTGTTCAAAAATTCACATAGGGGCGGAACTAAGTATTAAGAGTATTGTAGACGCAGCCGTTAAGTTTACATTTGAAAAATGCAAGTGGAAGAAGGGTAAGACAGCTACCGGCAACCAAGGTGCAGCATCAGCCACCAGCAACCGAGGTGCAGCATCAGCCACCAGCAACCGAGGTGCAGCGTCAGCCACAGGCGACCAAGGTGCAGCTTCAGCCACCGGCTACCGAGGTACAGCTTCAGCCACTGGCGACTATAGTGCAGCATCAGCCACCGGCTACCAAGGTGCTGCTTCAGCCACCGGCTACCAAGGTGCTGCATCAGCCACCGGCTACCAAGGTGCTGCTTCAGCCACCGGCTACCAAGGTGCAGCATCAGCCACCGGCAACCAAGGTGCAGCGTCAGCCACAGGCGACCAAGGTGCAGCTTCAGCCACCGGCTACCGAGGTACAGCTTCAGCCACAGGCGACCAAGGTGCAGCTTCAGCCACCGGCAAGGATAGCATTGCTCTTGCAGCCGGATACAGGTGTAAGGCTAAGGGAGCTATAGGTTGCTGGATAGTCCTCGCAGAGCGTGGGAGATGGAGCGGTGATACCTACCCGATTAAGGAGGTCAAGGCGTTTGAAGTTGACGGGGAAAAGGTTAAGGCTGACACATGGTATATGCTAGTCAATGGACAGCTTAAGGAGGTTTAGCGGGAGTAATTAATTCAAAACAGATCAGAAAAGGAGGTAATTATGGGATCATTTATAGCCCAACAGCCAAACGGCTTATATTGTAGGTTTAGTACAATCGTTGGTACAGTCACGCACTACAATATGACAAAAGATGATTACATAGAAGTATGCAAAGACCGATTAGGAAAGAAACGTGGAGAAGAAGAGGCTAATGATATTTTAAAAAACTATCTGCACCCTTTTAACGATGTTCTTGAGCGATTTATCCCTAATAATGATTCGGTTGAAGAGTTTAATATCCGTTTGAAAGAAATGGGATATATGGATGAGTTTAATGGATAATCAATATAGAAAGGAACTAAAAGATGATACTTACTACTGATAAGATGGTATTTGTTACTGATTTAGAAAATTCGGACGAATATATTGAGAATCTTATAACTGAATATGGCACTAATCAATATCGCATAAAGGTTGACCGGACACTCAATCCACCATATTATCAATTATTTTACGAATGGAAAGAAGGCAAGCGAACGCTTAATAATCATTTGTTTTCTTCAAGTAGATTGGAAAAGATTGTGGATTACATTAATCAGAATATTCAATAAAATATAGAGATGAAGCAAAGTAAATTGACTCATGGCTCTCTGTTTAGTGGGATAGAAGGTTTCGGCTTGGGCGCAGCGTTTGCCGGAATAAAAACATTTTGGAGCTGCGAATATGAAGACTATCAAGCAAGTATAATCAAAAAAAATTTTGGAGAAAACCATGAAATCAACAGAGATATTAGAACGTATTCAAATCCAACATTTGTTGACATCATCAGCGGTGGATTCCCTTGCCAAGACATCAGCGTTGCTGGAAAAGGTGTCGGAATTGTCGGTGAAAGAAGTGGCTTATGGACTGAAATGTACCGAGTTATACGGGAAGTTAGACCTAAATACATCATCATTGAAAACAGTCCAATGCTCCTTATTCGGGGATTTGAACGGGTTTTATGCGACCTTTCCGAAATCGGGTATGATGCAGAATGGCAATGTTTATCAGGCACCGACTTTGGCATACAACAGGGTCGGGAGCGATTATATTGTATTGCCTACTCCTGTGAAGTCAACGGCAAAAGGAGCACTCAAGAATCGATATTTCGGAAGCCCTACCTATCGGGGCAATATACACGAGTATATCCGGGATGGAGAACAAGACAGTCAATACCCTCACCCCGATTTGCTGGAAAGTCTAATGAACTTCCCGATAGGGTGGACAGAACGGAGTGTATAGGCAATGCAGTACAGCCTATAATTGCGCACTATTTATTTGAATGTATTAAGATTTTCGATAAACAATTAGAGTAAAACAAAAACATGAATAAGGAAGAATTTTTGAGCAAAAGAAATGCCATTGATTTAAAGCTAAAAGAATTGAATGGCGAAAAGGGGAAGTTGGAAAAGGAATACATTGAATCCAACCAAGGGTTCCCTATTGGAAGCAAGGTTTGTATAACGGTCCCGGCTCATGAAAGGTTTTCTCTTTTGAGCAATGAAAGGATATTGGTCCCCGAAGTGAAGAAGCTAGCCTATATTGCAGATTATGAGATTGATGATAACGGGGAGGTTGTTCCCTCTTTAAGGCAGTTGGATTGCAATGGGGGTATGTCAGCAATACCTTTATATGTTAATTTTAAGAAGGTTATAATTGAATTAATGTAAATCAGAACAGAAATGAATACTAAAACATTTCAAGAAGTCGCCAGGATTTGGAGTGCTGCGAAGCAACCTATCATAAAGCATGCCACGATGTGCGCGTATATGCTTACCCTTCAAACCCATTTACTCCCATATTTTGGGACGGCGACAGCTATATCGGAAAGCGACGTTCAGAAATTTGTTCTCTACAAGCTTTCCTCTGGCCTTGCTAAAAAAACCGTAAGGGATATTGTGGCGGTGCTGAAATCTATAGTCAAGTATGGTGGGAAACATAAGTTATTCCCTTATGAGGAGTGGGAGATAAACTATCCTACAGATACCGAATCTCACCGTTTGCCTACTTTGTCCTTAAACCATCAACAGATACTGATGAGCCATCTCACCGAATCCCCAACTCCTAAGAATATAGGCATTCTGCTGTCTCTGTGTACCGGCATGAGGATTGGAGAGGTGTGTGCCCTGCGATGGGAAGATGTGGATTTCAGACAGAAGGTAATCACCATTAGTTATACAGCAGGAAGGATATACAACTGCGAATCAAGAACTACGGAAAGGACTTTCACTTTTCCCAAAACACGAAATTCATACCGGGAGATACCTATCTCAAGACAGCTTCTCTTTGCCTTGAAGGACGTAAAGAAAATATCTCCGTCCCGATTTGTAGTAGGAACATCAGGACGTCCGGAAGATCCCCGTTCTTACCGTGATTTCTTTGCCCGGCTCTTGAAGCGTCTGAATATTCCGCACATTGTGTTTCATGGACTCCGGCATACATTTGCTACCAGATGCATTGAAAGTCAATGCGATTATAAGACAGTGAGTGTAATTCTTGGACATTCGAATATCGCTACCACACTCAATTTATATGTGCATCCCAATCTCAATCAAAAACAAAGATGCATTGAGCGAATGAGCAACTTCTTAAAAATTAAATGACCCTCAAAACAGATAAGAAATGAAGATAATAGCAAAACAAGGTTCAGAGCTTGAGAAGCTACTGAAACAAATGAATGAACAGCTTATGCGCGAACAAAACGAAGCTAAAGATATGATTCAAGAATATTGTGGTTCAAGACCGGATAGTCTCGGATATGGATGGATATTTGGAATAACCGCTGAGTGGCTTTATATTCTTATTGGATTTGATGATAAGGAGTTTGTTCCTGAGAAACTGATTCCGAATAATGATGATAAGAAGCATCCGTGTTGGAAAATCGATAAACGAAAGAAAGAAGGTCGTGAATTCATTGATAGATGGCGTAGAAAGTTTCGAGGTATAGATGGTAGGCCACTTAATAAATTTGGGATTCCGGTAATGCATGAAGAAACAGGACGCTACTTCCATTGGCTCCCGCTTGAAAAAGATGGTATCTATTACGTTTCAGTAGGTTCTTCTCTTCTTGATTGTATGCCATCCGCAAAAAGTGAGCAGTTTGAGATAGAGGTTTAACGTATAACCAAGATAGATATGAAAAAAGTAACGATAATATGTGATGCATGCGGAAGAGAGATACAGCCATCGTATTTCCGCAGCGCAAGATTGGATTTCAAGGTGGATAAATGGGATGGCGGCTCTGTTGGTGGAAGGGAGGATATATTCATCCAAGAAGCCGACTTATGCTCGGAATGCGCCCATAAGTTACAGAGATTTATAGAGAACGAATTAAACATTCAACCACATCACCCCTAATTGATTAAATTATGAAACAGACAGTAGAAGAAGCAGCCCGCACCCATTGGAATGAAAGTACATATAATAAAGATGCAGAGCTTGCCTATGATGAAAGAGACTGTATAGCTATCAAGGCATTGGCAAAAGCGATTGCATTACGGGCATTTAAGGAAGGTGCAACATGGCAGGCAAAGCAATCTCTGTGGATAAGCGTGGAAGAACGGTTGCCGAAAGAAGGGCAAAAAGTTTTTGTTTGGGTGATGTGTTATGGCACACCATGTATTCGAGAAGAAAAGTTTTGTAGAAATAGCAATTTAGATAAAAAGGGAATGTGGATTCACGGAAACAGTATCGTGTTGGCATGGATGCCGATCCCCTCTTTCGATGAGATACTCGAAGCCAACAGGGATGTACTTGAACGAATTAAAGAGAAAGGAGACTGAAAATGGACATAGATAACAAATATAGGATTCCCCTTGTCGGGGCCTATAATCCGTTAGTTTTTGAATGTCCCGAATGTGGTACAAGTATTCTCAACGATTACCATAAGCATATCTGTGGGATTGCAGAAGCTCGTATTGGGATAGTCTCTATAAAAGAGTGTCCAACATGTTTTACGAAGTATTATTCTCATTTTTCAGAAGCTGAATACAATCTGTTTTTGCATAGCATAGAGAGAGGTGAAAATTTGCATTTTAAAAATGTATTCGTGAAACAGATTAGAGAGGAAGGAGACTGATTATGGAAGTAAAGAACGGAATAATAATAGATGGAGTACTGCATGAGATGACGAGTGAAAATGTCCCATGCAACCAATGCTCACTGTTGCGCATTTGCAGTAAGTCAGAAAAGGAAGAATATTCCGTCTGTCTTTGTGCTTTGATGAACTGTGATGGCTTTGTTAACCGCGGAAAAGTAAAAATAGAGAAGGAGGAATAACTATGGGATTTACAACACCGTGTTTTATTCGCAAGAGTACCTATAAAATTAAAAAGAAATTAGATGAGTTGGGATATAGATTGTTTGGAGCGGAACTTAACGAAGATTTATGTATTTTCACTGAACCCGAATACGGTCTATATAGTATTGAGTTTTTCAGTAATATTCCACATCCTGACGAAACCGATAGTGTTGATTGTGGAACGAATGAGGAACTTTTTCTGGCTATAGCTGCATTAAGGGATGATAGTAACTATATGCAGTGGTTTATAGCAGAATCTTCACTTAGCGTTTCTTTTGGAGATGCTATTGGTAATGACCATTATTTCATAGAGCCTAAAGGCATTATGTTCTTTTGGGATGAAAATTGGGATAATGCAACTATTATTTCAGGACGTTATCACAAGGCTACCGTAAACGAACTGATAGAGTATTTTAAAACTAAGGAAGAATTATGAAAGCAAGAATAAAAAGAAAAATTCAAAAAAGACCATATTTATACAATGTAGGACAAGTTTTTAAGGCTTGTGATTATCTTACTAGTATTCAATTTATAAATATAGTTTGGCATAGGTATCGTTCATCCGGTACTATTACTAAACGTTATGTTTAAAGGAGGTAGATAATGGATAGTGTACAGACACAAACCTTTTCCATTAAAGGGGATGGAGGTGGTGAAGCATATATTGACTTTTGCGATGGACAATTATATATTTCTGTTGTTGTAGAAGGGAAACAGGCAGATTTTCACTTTGAGCCTGTTACTTTGAAAATGTTTGCCCATGCTTATAAGCTGCATTGTGAAGATATGCTTGCTAATGCTTTAAAGAGTAGATAACTATGAAAGTATTAAGAAATGAGACTCCTGTCGCTCGCAAAGAGCATAGATGTGAATTTTGCGGTGAAGTAATACACGTTGGAGAAAAATACAACAGACAGACCAATGTTTATGACGGTCATGTTTATGACTGGGTATCCCACTGTGAATGTTCCAAGTTAGCCTATGAACTTGATATGTTTGATGATTGCGATGAAGGGCTTGACGGTGATGGGTTTGTTGACAACTTAAATCAGTATGTTTACGACAATCATTATGATGATAAAATAGATGATATTGCGAAGGATTGGCAATTACCACGCTATGAATTAGTAAAGAAAGTGTTGGATGAGTTAAACAAGAAATAGTTATGACCGAAGAACTTGTAACATTAGAAACAGCGAAGTTGCTGAAAGAGAAAGGCTTTAATGAGTATTGCAAATATATCATTAACGATAAAGGCTTGATGATGGAAACCATATTTAGAACTAGTAAGGATTTACCTAAATTATTCTATTCTTGTCCAATACAATCCATCGCCCAAAAGTGGCTTCGTGAAACCAAGAGCCTGCATATCGAAATATCCTATATGTATGGAAATTATTGGATATATGATATACTAACAATTTCGAATCACGACTTAGTAGGATTATCTGACAGACCTATTGCCCATTATAATACCTACGAAGAAGCACTTGAGGCAGGATTACAGGAAGCATTAAAACTTATATGATTATGAGAAAATTCACATATGTATTGGCATCTGTCATCATATCATATCTAATTTGTGTATATGAGTATAATATGTGGGACTTTATTACAGGATTAGAACCTTCGCAAACTTGCGAAAGATTACTCGGATATGTGTTATATTGCGTGATATTCTATTGGACTGCAAAGCTATTGATTATGATTAAATAAGTATGGAAACAGCAGAATTAATATTTAAATCCGTACTTGCCCCATTAAATTTTTGTACTTTGGCATTTTTACCTTAATTTTGGTAAGCAAGTGTCACAGACGCATGGAGAATAGGTTTGATGAGATAGAAAAATGCGTCCGTCATGTGCCATATCGTAACGACATTGTTTACATCACCCAGCTCTTGGAACTGCAAAGATGTGGATAAATAAGGAACGGTATGACCGATAAGATTGGAGAATAATCAAGGACGAAGAAATCAAATTAGGAATAAGGAAATGAACAATATTAATTTAAACGAATTGCGCGATCGCGCTTATAAAACCGCTTGTGAACACGGTTTTCACGATGAGGAATTGAGTAATAAACACCACCTTTGTTTAGTTATATCCGAGCTTATGGAAGCTGTGGAGGCAGATAGAAAGGGAAGATTAGGAAAGAAATGTAAATCACGTTTTGAAATGGACTATAATTGCTATCCTGCATTAGTGGAAGAAGAAAAGCGATTTAAGTGTTCCTTTGAAAAGAATGTAAAAGATACACTTCCCGATGAACTTGCCGATGCAGCTATACGCCTGCTTGATTTGTGCGGATTGCGTAAGATAGACATCGAGGATTTTACGGAAGAAATGTTATATGAGGCAGAGGAAAGTTGCGAGGATGAGACCTTTACAGAAAGTATATATGCTATATCCACAATTCCCATCAGATATGCGTATGAATATGACTATCCATTAGAAAAGCAATTAAATGGCATGCTATTGGCTATTTTCGGGCTTGCCAACCATTTGGACATAGACCTTACATGGCACATCAATCAGAAGATGAGATACAATGAATTGAGAGAAAACAAAAATGGAAAAAGTATTGAGCAATAATCTAAAAACAATAAGACGATGAAGGTTAACATTGAAAATTTACGCCAATCGGTTATGATGCCGACTAAAGAAGACAGGGCAGACTGGACCAGCGGCTTGTATCTAATCTACGAAGACGGACATGCAGAACCGTTTACCGGCGATAACTTCAAAGATTGTGTACGATACATCGGATTAAAGCACAAAGACGTATCGTTTGCCATCTCGTTGACGGAGCATAAGGATGTTCAGCTGCTTGACAATGACAGCCGAGAGGAATTTGGAAATCAAATCTATTATGGGCGTGAATGTGATGCATTATTTGATATGAATGGACAGCGTAACACTGCTCAACTGATTGAGCGAAATCCTAAACTGTCTAATCTGCTGAAAGATGACGAATATATCCCATCATTAGGACAGCTTAATTTAATAGCTCATTATCAAGATAATATAAACGATGTGCTGAGGTACATAGGCAAAGAACCGTTATCTTCCACATGGTATTGGTCCAGTACTGAGTACAGTCTCAGCCTCAGTTGGTACGTACACTTCTTCAGTGGGCAGACGAGCAACGGCAACAAGTGCTACAGTTACAGAGTACGGGCAGTGGCAGCATTCACTTTATTCATGAGTATCAAGGAGAAAATGAATAGGGGACAACAAATATGAAAACAAGTTTATGCGAAAGTTCTTAATTCCGAAGTGGAAAAAGGATTTGATTTGCTAGAAAGTAAGATTAGACTTTAACACCTGAATTGGAAGAACAGTTTCAGCAAGAGTTATACAGCCCTACTTGCTGAAACTGTTTGTTTTAAACTGAGTCGTCAATGGCATTGATTACAGCAACCATTTCCAAATCAAAGAAAAGGATACGTACACCATCATTGCATATACCGTATTGAGAACTGGGACGTTCATCGGTCCATCCGTTTTCAGCTATGGCTAAATCAACGACTTTAAAAATTATATCCAAAGACACAAAGTTTATTTCTCGGTTGATAAAGTCTCTGAGTTCTTCTAATGTTTTCATTTTTTTTAGTTTTCTATAAAATCAATCCTGGAACCCAGCGCATGCCCAATCTTTGCAAGGATATCTATACCTGTACTATATTTACCAAGTTCTATTCGTGCTATGTGACCCTGGTTTATACTGACCAGCTCTGCCAACTTCACTTGGGACAATCCTCTTTGCTTTCTAAGTTCGGCAATACGCTTGCCGATTCGTTCTCTCTCATTCAAGTTCTCCATATAACCTCTCTTCCTCTTTTTCTTCTTCACACAAGAAATTCCACATCTCAATCAATGCTAATTCCTTATCTCTATTGCTTCCGCTGTTAGATGGATCAAGCCAATTTATGTGGGCTATTCTATCTTTAAATTCATCATAGCTACAGTATATACTATCCGCATCTTGGTCGAACCAAATAAAACAACGAGGGAAAGATAGGCGAATAATCCCTATCTGGCCATGGTAATCAATAATGTTTTCAGCAAGGTATATACCTGGATATTTCGGATTTTCATTTTTCATTAATAAATAACAGCTTTTATTTTTTTGTCAGTTATACAAACACTCTCTTGTCTCTGTCCAGAATAGTAAGTGACATGATTATTCGAAACTTCAAACATCGGATAAATTAAATCAGGATCGTCTTTAATCCCTTCAACCGTGAATTTAACGATGCCTTGTTTTGCTGCCTGTTTGAATGCTCTGCGAAAGTTTACATCTAATGAATTAAAAGTTTTCATAATCTTAATGCCGCTTATCCGTTGCCGCCGGTCCTATTGTGTTATTTGATACTGCAAATATAAATGTTTATCTTGACAATGCAAAATATTACATTAATAAAGAAGGCATGTTTTTAAACATTCATTCAGATAATACGCTTTGTGCATATTCCGCACGCCTGTTTATTTTCGTTCTGAGCGCGGTTAAGCGATTTCGGGTAAATTCTAAGCCACTATGTGTGCGAATGCCTCTTGCGTTCAGTCGTTCAACTACCTTGTCAATATCTTGCGGAGTATTGCACCCCTCCAACATGGCGGCTATCATATTGTTCTTCTCATCGTTCATCGCTTCCTTTCTTCTTTTTTCCCCGTTCACCTTACCGCCTTTCGCCTGTCCGGTGGTTGTTCCACCTAAAGAGGTGCATTTGTTTCCAGCTTTGGAAATAAAATAACCGTTTTCCTCAATTTGTTTTTTCTTTACTTCCAATGCTGATTTAGTTCGTTCCTGTATAAGTTCTTTTTCCAATTGGGCAGCAAAAGAAAAGGCAAACAAAATCATTTCGTCCATCGCTTTTATCATGCCACAATTCAAATCAATGCCCATTTGGACGATTACAAGACGTATTTTACGCGGTTTTAGTTCATCATTGATGAGTTTGTTTAAATCGCTCATAGATCGTCCTAAACGGGAAATTTCGGCTACTATTAGCATATCTCCAGTCTCCAGCAACGGAAGTACATCAGTGCCTAATTTCCGTTTCTTATAGGTTACACCACCGGATATTCCTTCTTCCGTTATCACAATGTCAGATTTTAAACCGTTTCTTTTCAACCATTCTTGGACGGTTCTGTTTTGCTGCTCCAATGTTTGTTTGTCGGTGGATATACGACCATATTCTACTACTTTCATAAATTATTCCTTAGATTAAAATTCGTTTCGGCAATGGTTCGCCAATCTTATACAGTTCTACGCTTGTAACTTCTTGTGTTTCTTTAAGCAGGTTTATCCCATCGCTGTAGAAGTTTAGCAACCTTATAGCTTCGAATGCGTTGCATGGTTGAAGCATTATAGTTCGTCCTTTCTCGTTAATCTGAATGAAATAATTCTTTTCCATAATCTTTTTGTTTTTAAGTTAGTAAATAGTTCCGTCCGTGGAACTTGCACCACTTGCAAGGCTTTCAACCTTTGGCGGATAATTCGGTTTAAAAACCGTTGTTTCCAGTCAGCTCCTTACCTACTCCAACAGCCAACCAAATCAAAATGCAAATCATGAACATATTATTTCCTCCTTAATTAAATCTATTCGTTTATTCTTACCTATCGCCTACCCGGCAGCCGTATTACTGCCGGGGTGTCATAAGATGATATGTTGGCAAAGCCCCAACAATGTATCTATGCTAATTGTGGCAATATATTTCTTTCATTGTCTTAATTCTCTAAACGAAACCGTTTCAAAATCACTCTTAATAATCTCTATCTGTACAGGCTTCACAAATCGGTTTAACTCCTTGCGAATATTCTTCATTTGTTCAAATGATACGGTTACTATATTACAGGCAACTAACAAGTTGCGCAAAATGTTGTCTAATTCTTTACGTCTCATAATTTAATGTTTTTAAGTTAATAAATAGTTCCCGGTGGCGGTGTTGCTCCGCCTTCCTACATTGGTTAATCTTGTTCTATCGTCCACTCTTTTTTTACGAAGCCTTTAAAGCTGCCAAACGATTTTTTAAACGCTGCTAACGCTTCTTTTTTTGTCTTGCCGTAATAGCAATAACGCGCCCCATTGTAAAACTCTACTGTTAACTTATATTCTTTCATATCTTTAAAATTTATCTGATTTATCACTATTGTTTATAAATTCGCGTAGCTTATCCCTGTCGGTGCCGGAAATGAATATCACAGCACCGAATAACAACAACATAACGCAGAACATATTAACCGTTATTTATTCGTTATTAATTGTTTTGTGCAATTCACGCGCAAACCGTTTAATCATTCTTTTGCGCTGCGTATAATTGTAGCTATAATATAGCTTTTCCCATCGTTCGCACACTTTACGCGCTTTTTCGTTGTTGGTTCCGAATGGAGCGTACCCGGTGCAGATACATACGTTACTATACGGCTCGGGCAATTCGTAAACATCAGCCGCCCAACCTTCCAAACGTTCGGTATGCCCTATTTTTGTAAGATAATTTTCTATGCTCTGAATTTCGCAATATCCTAATGATATTATATTTTCTTTCCCGTAAATGCGATATATTTCTTTTCTTGTTGTCTTCATAACATTGTTTTTAGTGTGGATAAATGATTTTGATATAGAAGGGGCTGGCAAGCCCTGTTATTATCAACCTATAATATAAGGTTCTTTCATGGGAATATATTCCATGCCGTTAAGCTGGTAGATAGGGAGGAAGCTTTTAACCCAACCGTTTCCGGCATCATAAAACCCTTTGAAAACAAAATCACAGGGAGAAGCATTATTAATTATTTCAATCTCTCTATAACCGTACACGTTACTTTCTCCGTCCTTCTTGATAAACTTCTTTAACCAGTTCAAACCCTGTATGCCTTGTTCCTCTGTCAATGGGATACCGTAACCATCTCCGATACTTCCCAACCAATCGTAATCTATAACGTCTTGTTGCTGCTTGTTAGATCGATTTTTTAACAACTGCAATTGTTGTTTAGTGATTACACCGTTTTCTTTAATCTCTGAAAAAATGTTTTCTAAAGTCTTCATAATGCTATAATGTTTAATGTTAATATTTCAATTCATTACAGCGTGATTTTGATTACGGCCTTTAATTTCCATAAACGAATTTTTTATAACCGCATCAAGAAATCAAAAATTAAATGGGAGAATATTTGCAAGTGAGAAATTAAAGAAGTATTTTTGCCTCCGTTCCTGGAGAGTACTGTTTTAAGTATTCCAACTTACGAGAGTCTTAACATTCCAGTGTTAAGGCTCTCTTTTATTCCATCATTTAATAACACGCTTCTGGATGCTAACGTATATACTTTGCTTTACGTTTATCCTTGTGAAAGTAATCGGATATCTTGTGATATCCTTTCCTTTTCACACTTCGAAGTTACGGAAAAGTTACCATTCTACCAAATATTTACCTATATAATTTGTAAACAAACATAAAAATATCACATGTTAAATAACATATGGTTGAAAGCTTGATTAGTATAATATTAAGCCCTTTTATTTACATCTTTGCAATATGCCGCCGAACTTGGTCTTTGCCTTGTGTCTCCCTTACTAAAACCGTTTGCAACGAATCAAACGAGCGTTGGAAGCCGTTGTAGTGCAACGCAGGCAGTACAACCATGAACGCGCTATACCCCTCCCCCCCCCCGTACACCAGTGCAACCGTAAACATCCGTCCTCTCTCATTTTTTTTTAATTTTTTTTCCTGATTTTTCCTCTCTTTCTAATTGTTTGAATATTTTATCTAAATCAAGACACATAAGCTGTAACATAATATTATTATATTATATGAGTTATTGTTTTACGTTGATGCTCCTCTATGCAGTATGTGTATGAACCCCTTTCATTATATTCATAATAAAAGGGAGAGCGGTGTTCGCTGTCGCTCACTTTTTTCTTTATGTTACTTTCTTTTTTATAGGTTTTGGATTAGACATTTTTCCTTTATTTATATAGGGTATGTCTAATATGCAATGAGGTAGTACTATGCAATGCAAGGTATATTTCAAGTATTCTTTTACTTTTAAGATTAAAAGCTCAATATTAAAGCGGATTTAAATATATCACAGTGATAAATATTAAAGTAAAGCTTTAATATATGAATTTAAATTATTATATTTGCGTGTATTATAATAGAATAACATGAATGAATACAAGTTTTATATGATGCATTATGGCGAGCTTGGTGCCGGTTGGAAAGACTTGGAAACAGATTTCCCAGGTTTAAGGTATAAAGAATGTACAGGTCTTAATTCGTATGGAGAGCCTACAAATATGTATGCAGAGGATTTTGCCGAGACAAGCAAGGCGGAAGTGTATGTTTCCAGCACACCGGCACACAAGCAGACAACTATAAAACTGACATTGATATTCTTGGAGGATGATACCAAGGATGATAAGTCTTACCATGACTTTATGGCTTTCATTACCGGTTCTAAGATTGCCTACCGTGATACAGCGAGGAAGAGAAAGGTCCTGATGTACCTCTCAGGAGCCACAGAGCCTAAAAGCGATACCCTTTACGGGCAGAAATATAAGGAAGTGACGTATACGTTCAAGAACGTATACGGGCATTCCTTCGGATATGACGAAACTTTTCCTAACGAATGAAATTAAATTATGAAGAATCAGACACTTTCTATCGAACAAATGCTCCATTTGAAAGAGCTTGGAGTTGATACGAGCAAGGCAAGCATGGTGCTTATCGCTACAGGCGATGATAGTTGCCCATTGGACTGGGAAACCGCTTTGGAGGCAATATCTACACATTTGTATGAGGTCAGTTTTGAATTGTTCGATGCGGACTCCTCCTATTACGACCATTCATATCGGGAGGATTGCGGGGTGTTCACTTTGCAGGATATTATCAATATGTTACCTGAAAACGTTCCATGTAAATATGCGCGTTATCCATTAGGTAAGGCATGTCTTGAACTAGGGAAAGATTATGCAGGGTATTCCTATACTGATATGAACGATGAGCATGATTATGAGGTTTGTTTTGGAGGGCATGAAGATATTCTTGTTGAAGTCTATAATTTGCTTTGCTGGTGTGCGGAAAATGGATATTTGAATAACAATCAAACAAAATAACGATATGTTTTTGGAAGAAGAAACTTTATCAGAAGCATTATCCTTCGCGAAGTGCAAGGATTTGCCAAAGAAGTTCAATCCCGAACTGGGGCTTACTTGGATATTGGCTATCGCCCTTATCAAGAAGAAAAACCTTATGAATGCCTATGCCATTGTTGAACAAAGGGCTGACGGACTTATCCAGTACAAGAAGACATTCGGGCGGCTTTCTCCCATTGATGGTCTTATCTCCATCCATCCGTATATGTACGTGGATGAAGAGGCATTGGGAATGGCTATGAAAGCAAACAGACGAACTATCGCCATGCACTATACTGATGCAGCGGACGACATCATTGATTCGGACGATGAGAAGTTCAAGGTGTACCAGTTGCAGTATGCGATGGATATGCAGAAGCTGAACATGAACCAGGAGAAGCCTAGATTCGGGAAGTCTGTTGTTGATGAAGCGGAGGAAGCGGCTAATCCGGTTGTTGAGGAAGTGTTGAAGGAGAATGAGGCGGTGGCGACAATTGAGGACGAAGGAGAGTGTGTTATCGAGGTCGAGGACGCTAAGACAGCGTTCAGACCGAAGAGAGGTAGAAAGACTAAAACGGAGGAATAAGGTATGGCAAATAACAAGGAACAACAAGGATTTGAATTCATCATCAAAGAAAGTGATGTGTTGGAGAGAGAAAACTTCGGTTCGTTTGAGATTGTAATCACGAAAGGATATGCCTGTTTTAAGAACTACACAGGATTCCGGGTGTTCACTACCCCGTACGCTGTGGGATTGGACGGTGTGGCACATGAAACATCTCTCTATGCGTGGTTGAAGTATATGGTGGACTTCAAGAAATCCATCAAAGACAAAGAGAATGAAATGTTCGGGGAAACTACTTCCACCAACAAGGAGTTCTTGGACGGTATGAAGGTGCTTACCGAAGCGAACCTTATCAAGCCTATGGCTGTGTTCACAGATATTAATGAAGCGCAGAAAGAAGCCGAAAATTATATAAAGTGGATGGAAGGTCAGATGAAAGATTTGAATAAAGCAATGAACACTACGCCACCTGAAGAAGATTTGAAGGCGAATGCTGAATTTGAGCAGAAGGTTATCATGGCAGAAGAGGCTAAGGAGGTATTCGATGGAAGTGTTGAAACCGAGGAAAGACAGGTATAATCCTGATAATACTTACCGTATCTATATCAATATAGGTAATCATCCGGGTGCGAAGTGGGTATCTTTCAAGGACAAGGAAACCGGGGAGGTTACTAAGGGTATATTCTTGCCTGACTGGGAAACTGGAGGCATACGGATAAGACATGGACAAGTCAAGTTTGAAATTAATGCAATACCCGTAAAAGGAAAGATAAATACTCATGTGCTTATTCCTGCTGTATATAAAGGTATTGATTGTGGACTTGGACTAAGCATAGGTAATAAGGTGACAGACTTTAAGAAGGCTGTTATTGGAAACATGTATATATGCGGAGAAATACTTAATGAAGACCAAAAGAAAATACTAGAAAAGTATGTCAGAAGAAAAGGATTCTTTAAAATCGGGCGTTATAAGAAAAGTTGAGCGTATCGTGTGTGATTGCGTAAATAAAGTATTCTGCAATCAGGACCCTGTATATCCTTCAACTATCTATGAAGGAAGGACAAACATTATTCTTACAGGGAGGATTGCGAGAGGTGCAGTTTTTGCCGTATTGCATAACAGGTTCGGAATCTCATACGGTAATATTGCCAAACACTCAAAAATTAGCAGCAGGAACATTATACGGTCCGTAAAGACTTATAAGAGCATTCCTGATTCGGACAATGCCGTAATGATGATAAAAGAGCTTATAGAAGTTGAACTAAAAAAATTCCCAATTTTATGAATGATTTACTTTCTTTTAAACGTAATGTCATGATGCTCGGTCTTTGCACTGGATATAAGAATAAATGGGACGTAGCTACAAGTAAGGAAGCGTTAATGGATATAGCTTTGGATTCAAACGGTGTGGAGCTGTTGACAGATGCTCATAGCTTTGGATTCGGTATGGATATTCAGTATATGGAACGAACGTTTTCTGACTATATTAATGGCAAATGGAAGCGGAGCAAGGATGGATATACTTCGTGCCTGTATGTGGACTTTAACGGGCAAATAGAGCAGGATTGCACGCTTACTACGGTGCTTGCTTCAAAGGTTGAGTTCCATGTTTCAAAAGGGAATGTGTGCAAGCTGTATGTTGGAGGTGGATCTACTGTAAATATCACCGGAGAAGGTATCTGCTACGTGTACTCATACGGCCACAATAAAGTGACCGGCAGGTTTAAGTCAATGAATTGTATAACTAAGTCCGAATGGGCTAAAAATTGATTATTATGGATAATTGTTATGTTAAACAACCGGTTAAGGTGATTGGCTATATTGTGCATGAGCCGACAAGGTCAAGTATTCCCGTTTATGATAAAATAGGATTGTTCAGAAGGCTTATGATTAAGGTTTGTTTCGGACTTAAATATAAGAAAATATGAAAGAAACAGAATATTGTATTGGTGATTTTCTGTATGGAATCCCATCAAGTAAAGAATCGGAAATGTACAATCCGATAGATAAAAGAGTTTTCATTTATAACGGATGCGTGACTGGTGACGGTTATGGTATTCTTATAGGTTGGAATGACGGGGAAATTAAAAAGAGTACAGGATTTAGAAATTTCATGTGGGGAGGTAATGTGCGAAAAGCAACCGAACAAGAAAAGCATGATTTTATGGCGAAATTAATGAATCAAGAAACAATTAAACCATATTAATTGATATGAAAAAGTACATTGGAACAAAACAGATTGAAGCAGAACCTATGACAAGAGGTGACGCGTGGGGAAAACATCTTCTTAGAGAAAAACCGTCAACGGAAAATTTTGACGATGAGGGTTATCATGTTCGTTATGAAGACGGATACGAAAGCTGGTCGCCAGTAAAACCGTTTGAAGAAGCATATAAGTGTGCAGATTCATTTCTTGACCGATTGGTAATTGAACAGAAGGATTTGGCAGCAAAGTTGGAGAAGCTCTGTCTGTTCGTTGAATCTCCAAAATTTGAGGAATCGGTTAAAGATGAAAATCAAAGAAGATTGCTTTTAGCTCAACGTGAGTATATGGGCGAGTATTTGAATATCATTAATCAACGTGTAAAACTTCTGAAAGAATAGCCTATCTGCCACGTGTAGAAAAAGTAACGGGTGCGTTGGTTAATGCTGGCGCACCTTGCTTAAAAATCAGATTATGAAAACAACAGACTTAAAAATAGGCAACTATGTTCATATCAAATTCCGCTCCCCACAGGGAGAAAGGCTTTCCATCCCCATGCAGATAGTCGGAATATTTTCAAGCATCAATAGGGCAAGCCCGAATGATACCGTTTACCTTGACTTTGAAGGAAACGAAGGTGATATATGGGAAGAAGAAGTACAAAATTTAGTATTCGCTAAAACGGAGCTTAAAAAACAATGAATTATATAGAAGAAGAGCAAATACAAGCCGACATAGAACGGTTTGAGCAAATAGGTAGCGATATTCCCGATGATGGCGATATGGTTGAACAAATACCATTGTTCAGCTCTTCCGATATGCAGTCAGTCATTGAGGACGGTAAGAAGAAGCCTCCTATTCATAGGCTTTGGGGCGATTTTTGGTGGGAGAACGAGCTTGTATTCTTATTTGCCGATAGCGGAATAGGTAAATCCATTCTTGCCACGCAGATAGCCTACGAGATAGCCAAAGGGGAAAGCGAATGTACGGAGGTGGAGGTAAGTCCTCAAACCGTTTTGTACTTCGACTTTGAGTTATCGGACAGGCAGCTTGCAAGAAGGTACTGCAATGCGGATTTCCCGAAGTCGCTTATCCGATGCACCATATCGGAAGAAGTGGACAGCGAAGATTTTAACATGAACGTGATTGACGGCATAAAAGACAAGCTGATTGATACAGGTGCAAAGGTTATGATACTTGATAATCTTTCCTATCTTTCTACGCAGACAGCAGAAGCGGAGTTCGCAGGTGCTATTATGGACGGTCTTACAAGATTGAAGCGTGAGCTGAAAATCAGTATCATGGTAATAGCGCATACGCCTAAGATTGAGGAATGGAAGCCCTTGTCTAAAACCAATATGGCAGGGAGCAAGCTTCTTTCCAACTTTGCGGACGGGGTGTTTGCCATAGGACGTACAAGGAATGGAGGACGTTATCTAAAACTACTAAAAACTCGCATGGTGAGTGAACCGGATGAAAAGTCGCTCCTGCCATATTTCAATATTATTTCGGAACCTTACCTTCATTTTGAAAAGGTTGGTGATGAAACGGAAAAGAAATTACTTATGGGAAAACCTGCAAAAGATTTTTTCACTTCTATTTGGGATAGAGCTGTTGCAGAGCCTATCCCTTTGAACGAGTTGGTTAAACTGATTATATCTAAAGATAATTCTAAAAATAGTGCAAAATCTAAGGATGGTAATGCCCGTAAGCGTATAGACCGTGCAATAAAGTACGGATCTTTAAAAAAGGACGAATTGAAGAATATATATTTGAAAACTGACAATTGACATGAATGTTGAAGAGATAAAGCAAAAGAAGCAGGAGTTGGGCGAAAAGATAGCTGTTCTTCTGAATGGGTTTGAGGATGAAACCGGAGTTCAAGTTTCTGATGTTGGATTTGTCCGTAGGGTTTCTTATGACGAATTAGGTCGTGAAGTTGGCAAAGAGTATGTGGTTGAGGTGAAAGTGGAGCTATGAACAGTAAATTTCAGATACGTCAGTTTGAGCTTACCATATACCCACGTAAGCTATGGGTTGTAAAGGGAGGCTCTTTTAAAGATATAGAACGCACTTTTTATATCGAAGAATCTGAAGAGGTTGAGGATATGTTAAAATCATGCAAGGCTATTACGTTTAGAGCCTCGATAAAAGACGGTGATTGGTTAGGTGTTGTTGTATATATAAAACAAAAAATGGGAATTAAGGACATAGCGCATGAGGCTCTTCATGTATCTTCCTTTATTTTTTCTGACATTGGTGTTAAAGGTGATTTTTACAATGATGAGGCACAAGCTTATTTGGTAGGCTTTGCTGCCGATTGCATCAATCAAGTAGTGATAGGAAGGTATAAGTAGCGATGATTTCTTTCTTTGGGGGCGTTGTGTATTGTCGCAGCGTTTTTTATAATATGCTATTAAACATGTATAAATTAAATAAGAAATCCATTGCAATACAAATTTTAGCCTCTATATTTGCATCATAATTACGCTCATGGCTACGCATACCTTAAAGCTGTATTTGCAGCTTATCCTTGAATAATAGGTATGCTTACCCCTTGTTTTTTTACAAATAACTCATTAGTATTATGGCATACAAAGCATTAGACATCGCAAATAAAATTATATCCAAAACAGATTTGGAACATGGTGATACTATATCAAATCTGAAATTGCAGAAGATGATGTATTACCAACAAGGTTTCCATTTGGCATATTTTGGAACACCATTGTTTGACGAGGATATTGTTGCTTGGCAATATGGACCGGTTGTCCCTTCTGTATATAAGGAATATAAATCGTTTGAATCCAACTCTATATCGACTTCAAGAGAAGGTATATCTTTATCAGATGATGAAGAAGAACTTTTCAACAATGTTTATGAGGAATACAACCAGTTTTCTGCTGTAGCCTTGATGAAAATGACACATGAAGAATCTCCTTGGAAAACCACGGAAATAAACTCTGTAATAAGCCGGGACAAAATGATGTCGTTTTTCAAAACACAAATTGAAGCATAAATGAGTGGCAAGTTTAAGTTAAAGCATAAAGATGTAAAGCCTAATTTAAAAGAAAAAGAGGTTGATGCGAGAAGCAAAGAACCTCTTTTCTGCTTTAAGTATTTGGATATGAAAACATCTTTAAAAGGATGTGATAATAGCGTGTTCAAGGATTTTGTAACGAGAATGCAGAAATTGTGCAGTCTTACTTGGAAAGACATCAATGTATCCGGAAAGCATCAGTACGGTTTTGAAATGATACCAATTAAGCAGTTGAAGCCAACATCTCTTCCTACAATAATCACAGAGGATATTAAGGAACTTGCTGTTTTCAGATATAGTGGCGATAACCGCCCTTTCGTATGTCTAATAATGGACTGTGTGATATACCCTATATTCATAGAAGCTAAATTCGGTGATATATACGACCACGGAAGTAAATAATAACAGATTTATCATACGTAGAAGCGGTAGGATGTTCTCTTACCGCTTCATTTTTATTGTATAACTACACGTAAAGCCGGACCCTTAGAGTTAGCGTTAATGGGCACTTTGCTTTCTAACATGCCTCTTTTTTGCTCCATTGTGGATTATGTGGTAATTTTGCGACGTTTAACTAAAAAATATATCGTATGAAAAAGATTTTATTATTAGCTTTATTTGCGTTGGATTTTGTGGCGTGTGATTCACATAAAGGATTTGATTCATTAGAAGAAATGAAAGCCAAAAGCTCAAATATAAAGGGGGTGTATGGATTCACTATGGGTGATGATTATGATAAAGTAGCTCTGCAATGCAAATCTATGGGATATGATGTTGTTGATACTTTAAGTGAATTTGTTGAACTAATAAACAACGATAATTATAAGTCAGATATAAAAGACTGGAGATTTTTCATAGCAGAAAAGAATGGTATAAGTCAATTATCTTTGGAATTTTATGAAGGTAAACTCTGTATAATAAGAGGATTTGGTGATTTAAGAAGCAAAGGTGAAAAGAATATAGCAAAGAATATTATGGATAATTATGGGTTGGGGATAAGTTTCGATACACTTTATTCTAAATATAAAAATTTCCCTTTATCAGAGATGAAAGAGATGATAAGACATCCGATTTTAGATAGGGAAGACCATTATTACGTGAACGATTCTTTGTTATTATCTTGTATTCTTGATAATCGCAGTTTATCATATATGGTGGTATGCACACTAAACCCATACGCAATGGCTCTTAATGGCAAGGCTCTTGCATTGAAAAGAGAATTTCAAAAAACATTATTTGGAGGAAGCCATTCTAATAGTTCTAATAGCGATGGGAATAATGTCCGTGGTCGTGGAACAATGGATAAAGATGATAAAGAATACTGGAACAGTGTAAACAGAGAAAAGAAGCTCCGTGACATGGGTATGAAGGATGCTGCTGAATTGGAACGTAAGGCGAGAATAAGATATTTAGAAGGTAGCGGCTATCATTCAAAAGACGGTAGTAACCAAGTCCATTTTCAAGGCAGTAAAGAACAAGAGGAGCAATTAAAGCAGATGGACGAAATGGGGTGGTAAAAATGAAGAGGCACTCTACTTCTCGCAAGCGGAGTGCCTTTGTATTAATACCTATTGCATAAACACCCTAATCCCAGCCCCTTTGGAATTTGCGCTTGGTGCAAACACACGGTCTATCCTGTCCGAAAGGATTTCCAAATACCTCGTCTGCGCCCTCAACTCAACAAGCATGGGGTTAGATTCGCCCGATTGGGATTCTAAGCTGTAGTGGGCCTCTAATAGCACTCTGATTGCGGCTATGTCAGTTGTCTGTTGATTGACAAAGAACCTAATAGAATTAAGTAATGCTTCAAGAACTTTTGCTGTGGTTTCTGATATACCTTGTATACTTTGAGTAAGTGCCGACAATTCAGCCTTTTTGTTAGGCTTGTACCCCAAAGTTTCCATCAATGCGAGAAGGTCTTCATTTAGCCCTTCAAGAGCCGTTTTACCGATTGATTGGATGTTTGCAAGCTCTTCTTTAGTGAGGTTAATCCCTCCTACGCTCCCCTCTGTAACAGATTCATCTATTTTCTCAAACAGCTCCTTCAAACGCCCTTGCGCAAGTCTCATTGTAGCTTGTTTGACGATAAGATTTTCAATAAAACTATCAAAGTTTTCATTAAGGGCTTTTAGTCCATCTTCTGTTTCATTGAAAGCATCCATCCATGCTTGAACAAATGAAGAGGCGGCATCCTTATATTCTGACTCCCCACCTATACCTCCTAATTCTAATTTCTGTTGGTCTAAAATTTCTTGTCTTGTCTTTTTCAGTTCATTTATAGCATCATTCCATTCATCAATACGTCCTCTATCAGAATCTTTCTTTGCCTCTTCTGAGTTAATCATATTTTCATATGATTCAATCTGTTGGTCTAAATTGGCTATTGTATCTTTGGTTTGTGTACGAAGATCATCTGCACTCCAAGCGGCTTCCATCTTCTCCTTTAACTCATCGTATGCCCTACCAAGTGATTCTATATTCTTTATTTGCCGTTGGATTTCACGTTCTTTCTTCTTGTTCTTATTGCCAATGCCGAATATGCTACCGATTGTCTTGCCAAGTCCGGTGAGTACATTCAGAGAGCTACTTATTGGCTTTGTTATGTCAAAACTTTCAAGAGAACCGAATAATGCACCTACACCATCTAAAATTTCATAAAGGTCTTCTCCTATTGCAACACCGAAACTATCCTCCAACATGTGAGCAAAGTCTGATACCGAATTTGTAATACCCGATATACTTTCAACCATACCTCCACCCATATCAATCTTTCCAAGAGATTGTATTATCCCTTGTAGCTTTTGAGCCTGTTGCGACAAAGCTCTGTTGGCAGCATCATATCCGGCTACTATCTCGTCTTGCTTTTTCTTCTTGTCAACTAATAAATCGTAGTTATTTTGTTCAACTTCATATTCTTCAAATGCTGCATCTATATTTTCAGTAGCGGATTCATAAGCTGCTTTCTTTTCTGCTACTATTTTACTTTGCGTGCGTAATTGTTCCTCATATTTTGCTTGCAAATCTCTCGCTTTAGCCTCGTCCTTCTCATTTTTTGCATTTTCTTTACGGAGCTTTGTATATTCCTTGAGAGATTTTGTTAACTTATTCCACGGGTCTCTTTGGTTAAGCTGTTTGTCAAGTTTTTCTTCTTGCTCCATTATTTGCTTCAACCCTGTAGGTGACAAGTCTTTTAATTCCTCACGCATTTTCACAAGCTTATCTTTCATGCTTTGCAATGCGGCAGTGGAATAGTATTCTATATTGTCAAACAAGTTAAGATAGCTGTCCGATGAAGTAAATTCCTTCCATGCATTATTAGCTGACTTTTGATTGTACATCTTTGTCGCATTTTCTTCTAGCCTTTTTTGTAAGTCCGGAGTGTTTTGGAATTTGTCACGTATCTCTTCTAAGTCTTTGTAATACTGTTCATCGAGCTGTAATTGTTCTGAAATCTGAGTTTTGTATGATTTGACCAGCCTTTCGATAGTATCTTGTTGCTCCTTTATGCGCTGCTGATTCAACTTATCCAAATCGGCTAAGTATTGCTTGTTTGCGTCAGTATCTGCAACAAGGTACTCTCCTTTTGGGAAATTCTTTTCGTATGATGCTTTCATTTCTTTTTCGAGACCATCCAATGTCTTTGCAAGTCCGGGGAACAACTGTTGAACCTCCGCTTCGGACAGTCCTGCATCTTTCAGTTTCTTGTGCAAGTCCAATCCGTTGAACATGGATTCAATGTTCTTCTTGGTAATGTCAAGTTGTTTCTTTATATCCTCTGCATCCTTTTCGTCAAACAAGACATTAGCATCTTTTTGTGCTCCTATTTTCTTCCTAAAGTCAGTAATAATCTTTGCAAGCTCCTGCAATGCTTTTGCTGTATTCTGCTTGTTTGGCAAAAACGCATCTCCAATGATGTTCTTTGGCATATTCACGTTTTTGAGAGAATCTGCATAACGCTCCATAACAGTCTTAGCAGCCTTATCGCTGCCCATTACCTTGCTCAGCTTCTCGTATTCCTTATTAAGCTCTTTAATAAGAGAAATGCGCTCTGCTAATATGTCACGTTTATGTTTGGAGTCTGATTCAGGTTCTTCTTTATTTATCCCTGGTCTAAGAGGAACTTTTATATCTCCCAAATTATATATATCGTATGCAAGTTGCTTCTTTATATCAGACCATTCTTTGGAAAATTCTCCTTTATTGATTAAAATCTTAAATTGTTCCCTTGTCTTATTACCTTTTATTACCTCATCATTTACAGAATCAAATATTTCACGTATTTCTTTAACTGCTTTTTCTTTATCTTCCTCCCAATCTTTCCTTGTTCCAAGAAACGAGCTAGCGATAGAACTTTTCTTACCTGCAAAAAGGACCCCGTTCTGTAACTTCTCCAAGTAGTCCGCAAGCCTTTTGTAGTAGTCGATTAAATCCTCTCCTTCTTTTTTCCCCTTTACAAGTTCTTGTATGTATTCTTTTGCTCCTTTACCCAAGGAAGTTGATTCTTCTGAAAGCCTTAATAGTTCAGCTTGTATTTTATTACCTTTCGCTATAAAATCATTGAAAGAGTTCTCATACTCGTCTAAATCAGTTTCAATATCATCATCCCCTATCAGCCATCCCTTCTTCCTATTTTCTGCATAATTAGCTTCAATTTTTCTAATATCTTCTAAAAAGTCTGTATATTGTTTTCTGTACTCTTCAAATTGCTCTTTTGCTTCTTTTTCTGATATATTGGGCTTTATCTGTATTTCAAATCCTTCATTATTCATCTCTTTCACAAGGGAGGACAATGCGTCCCTTGTGTTATTTTTAGCTATTTCGTCTATTTCTCCTACCCTTAACTGAGCAGTATAATACTTGTTGCTACTTTCTCTCAACATTTTGTTATATTGGGAATGAACGTTCCACAACTCATTAACAAGTTGTAAGGCTACTCCAAGAGCCATTAATGGAAGAGATGATTTAAAAGCAAGCCCTAAAGAGCGTAATGAAGTTTCTGCTTTTGTTAAAGCAAAAGATAATAAGCTTACTTCTTTGGTAATAGCTTTTATTTTAGGTACTAATAGCAATGATCCTACTACGACACCAAACGTCTTTGCCACTTCAGCAACTGTTTCCCAATTATCAATCAATACTTTTACGGTATCAATCGCGCCTTTCAGGGTGTCTTCGTTTGCCTTTCCGATGGAGTTAAGCATCACATCAATACTGTCCTTCAAGTTGGAAATTTTACCTTGTAAAGTTTCAGCTTGGATTTCTTGCATATTGTAGAAAATACCCTCTTTGGAAGTCAAATTTTCAAACACTTGTTCAACATCCTCAAATGTAACCTTACGTTTGGAAATCATATCTACAATCTGTGCCGTGGTATAATCTGCTTGGTCTCTTGTTTTAAACAACTTTTGAAGTTCCCCATACATATTGATACCTGCTTCCGTAAACTGACGAACTTCTGTACCACGCAAATATGCTGCCGCTTTGACCTGCCCATAAGCAAGGATAAGTCTGCCCATATCCACACCTAAACCAGCAGATACATCGGCAAGTCGTTTTGTCGTATCATATAACTTGTCGCTCTCAATACGGTATGCTGCAAGCTGTTTTGTGAATGTAACCAGTTCCTTAATTTGAAATGGCGACTTTACGGCAAGTTGGACAGTCTTGTTGAAAATTTGGTCTGCCTGTGATTTATTTTGTAAGATTGCTTGTAACGAACGCTGCTGCAATTCAAATTCACCGCGCACTTTTGCCAACTTGCTGATATACCCTTCAATCTGTGACACAGAGAACAACAAAGCAAGCTGACGGCTTAATTGCCCGGCTGTATCCATCAGGTTGCGATGGCGTGTGGCAAGCTGCTGTGATTTGACTCCTGCTTCCGTCAATGCTTGGTTGTGTTTTGCAATGGCTTGGTTTATCTGTTCAAGCATGCTCTTATAGTTCGCATCGGTAGTGTTCAAAGACAAACGAGCTTTTTTCAGGTACTCTATAGCTTGTACGTTCTGTTGCAGAGACTTTGCATTTTTAGAATAATCTAATGCGCCTTGTGGAGTTGACCGCTGTGCATTTGCTAAATCCGCTGCCTCCTTTGCAGCACGTTTATCCGCTGCCGCCTTACGTTGTGCAGCCTTTTCCGCAGATTGGGCACGTTGCTCGTCCGTCTTTCGTTGCTCGTCAAGCTCCATCTTCATGTAGCGCATGGCTTCTACCGCAGCCTTTTGTTGCGGCTTTGACAAGTCCATGTTCTCAACGTATTTTTTCAAATCCGAATATCCCTGCTTCAATCCGGATATATTAAAGTTAGCAAATGAACCTTCTCCGATTTTATTGTTTCCTATTCTGTTTAGCAAATCTGCCGCACGTGAAAGGCTTTCGTTCAGAGAGGTAGTCTTTCTTGTAGTCTCTTCCGCACCTTTCCCTGCTCCTTCAAATGGATTACCTTTTATAGCATCTATCTTTTTGGCTAACGAAGTAATCACACTTTCCAATTTACTCGTATCCATTACCACACTGCCAAACCCGTTTTTCAATGCATCTGCTGCTGTATGGGCGTGCTTCTCTATCATCTCCAGCTTCTCATCGAAACTATCCAACTTCTTTAATACATCAGGGGCTATGTTGAGGAAAGCTCCTGCTTCGTTATTTGCCATATCGTTATCCTTTTTTATTAATTATGGGCATACCCAAATCATTCAAGTTCTTCAAATCGTCAACACTTCCTATTTTGCTGACCTTCTTTTTTTTCTTGTCCTTGTTTCCGTATTCTACATGGGAAAAATCAAACGAGCTTAACCGGACCTGTCCAACCGTCATTCCCCATAAATATTCGTCACGAGAGCACCAAGTGTTGGAGCGCAGAAAATCAATCATCTGCCCCCACTCTGTACGGGATATTATCAGTTTTGTTCCGTTTTCTTCGTCTTCCTCGTCAAGGTCATTTCCCTCACGGTCTGAATCACATTGGTACTCTCGAAAAAAAAATCCGTGCTTATGAGGTTAAGGATTTCACCAAGCAATAATGCCCAGTCCTTTATGTCGTAATCTCTCCACATCAAAAGGTCAAAGACCTTGTGGTAGTCATCTGATAGTTCTTTTTTCTCATAATCAGAGAATATCCTGTCCCTGTCATTGAGAAGTGCAAGCGTTATCACGTGTGCAACTGCCGGTAGATTTACTGAGAACTCTTTGATAACATCTCCCATACTTAACTTCTCTCCCTTCACAATCTGACACGCTTGTTCGGCTATAAGCCATTGAACACCGGGCTTCAATCCTTTAATACGCCACTCCGTACCGTGAAGTTTTACAATACTTGGGCTGTCATTCATTATCCTTGCCAAACGTTCCATTGACTCATCAGATATAGGAGTACAAGCCGTTACAACATTTGTCTTTAGTCCTGTATCTTTTTTCTTTGCTCTATATACTGCCATGATTATAAACATGAAGGGCGGCGGCATATAAGCCTACCGCCCGTAAACACTCTAGTTATCTATTATGAACAAGTTTTATTTGGGTAAAGTATAAGCTGAATCTACATAAAACGGCGTTCTGATAGTTCTCTCTCCATCAGCGATATTTGCATCATACGCTGTTCCTGCAAGGTTGATACGACCCACATTAGAGTTCAAAGATTCAAGCATTAGTTTTGAGTTAAGTTGGACTTTTGGAACCACAAATGCAGTCATCGTTTCCCCTTCCTCAAACACTACGTCAATCTTTGCATACAATTTCTTGTATTGAGCCGGAGCAAAGTATTTGGTAGAGACAGTAGTTCCTGCCGTAAATCCCATGAGAGCGACCAATAGGTCTTTTTGTGTATCTGCAACCTCAGCTGTAAATTGGTATTTGCCAAGCTTCACGATGGAAAGAATGGGGCTGTCGGAAGTTTCGCACTCGATGTCGTTTACATCGTTATCGTCTTGAGCGATTGAAGTGGTATCCTCAACTACATCTTCAAGGATATAAGAGTCGCCCTTTGGCACATCGTCTTGTTCAGAGCCAGTGAACAGAGTTGCCACGATGTAAGAAGGCTTGATGAATTTTTTGGCTGTTGCGCCAGTATTGTTTACTGCCATAATTAAAAAATGTTATCCTGTTAATAATCTGTTTACCTTATTGTCACTTCTATATTTATCACGTTGTAGTAGTAGTTCCTATTTTGGTCATAATCTGCATCACGGAAATTTACATCAATCACATAATGGGGGTCTTTACATGATTCAATAGCCTTGTCAAGCGCAAGTTCCATTTTGTACAGCTCCTTCACGGGTTTCGTGCCGTGACTGTCAACTGATTTTGCGTACAAGAACACGTTGGCAGAACCTTTGGCATAAGCTCCGTAATCTTTCATGGAAAGCACATCAACAAGCACCATTTCTTTCCAATTGCTTTCAACAGTGGCAGGCATATTCCCGATGAACAGGTTATCGGATATAGCCGCTTTTGTAAGCAGCATGGAAAAAAAGTTTTCCACTTTTGATGTTGTCTTGTATTTACTATCCATATAATCAGTATTTACCGTTCTTTATAATTCCAAAAGTTGAACCTTTAATTCTGTTACTTAATGCTTTGAGTTGGTTTTGAGCAATGGCGATTACCTCATATTTGTACTTTTCCTGTAATATTTGTCCGTATGGCATTGCGGCTACTATCACAAGGTCAATTCCATCATGAGGCTTATATTTACGTTCAAGAAAATCCGTTATCGCATCACGTCCGTATAGCGGCTCTCTCTCCCAAATTCTTGGGGCTAATGCGTATTTCGTTTGATAACCGCTTTTGGATAGTTTGCCATTAACATATATTCCCCATCCGTAGCTATCATGAAGGTTGTCTGTATCATTTTTATAAGTAACCCTATTCAATTCTTCTGCAATTATTTTGTCAGCTTCTTCCGATAAGAACTTTATAAGTTTATTCAATGAATCTGTCTTAACCTTCTTTGCCATATCTTACACTTCACTCATTTTTATATCAACCGAGCAACCACCAAGTTGACTATATTCAAGCCCTATAACCCTGCCTTGGATTGGTATTGCATAATCCTCGCATTTAAAATTGGTATTGAAACGTATAGGTAGCTTCTCACCAACTTTGCACGGGAAAAATACTTTATAGTCAGCCATGATAGTACCAGAATTAATCAGCTTTGCAGCCTGCTGTATGTCACATTCAGTTTCAAGAAGGATGGTCTCTCCCGTAGTGGGGACTTCGGGAGAACTATCCGTCTTTTCATTCCCAAGCATGTCACCGTCACCGAGAAGGTTCCCGTCTTCCGGCTTATTCGTTATCACGGTGTAGAATGTGCCATGAAACGGGTATTCTGCTATTGCTTTTCTTTTGAGACGCATAAACTATACATCTAATGAATTTTCATTGACCCAACTCATACTACCCGAATCCATGCTTTTCAACGCTTCTTCTTCACCATACTTTTTGTACAGTGCTTTCAGACGGTCTTTCAAGTTTTGGATTATGGCAGCCGTTACCGTCTCACTACCTATGTCCTGTCTGTAACTGCCATGTTGGAGTGATGATGAAGCCACAGACCACGGACCGCTAATGACAAGTTCGTACAGTGCGATAAGGCAATGGTCTTTAGTGCATTCATCTATTTCAGAACGGTCTGAAATAAACATCAAACCGTTTTCGTATGCGATATTTTCAAGCGCATCATCTTCAAAGACAAATCTCGTAAGCCCATTGAGGTATGCTATCGGGTCAAATGATTTTTCCATAACTACTACGCAATGTATTGTACATTTAATCGTCTGCCTGACTTGTGTCTACAATTACGTGATTACGGAATGTTTTCAGTGCAGGACAAGCTGACATCATTACATCAGTATGCCATTCCTTATACAGCCCGTTGTTTGTTGTTGTATTCACAATCGTGCAGAGACCATCGTTAGCCTGAGCAAAAATCTTGGTTATTACGCTTGAACCATACTTATCAAACATCTGTTTGTCTAGGTTATTGGTGTATTCAAACTCACAAGCATATCCGGCAGGGCGGAGAACAGCAATCTTATCGTCCCAACCTTGTACGAATGTGTCTCCGGTATTGGTAAGATTACGCTCACGTTCTTCAACAATTTCAATTGGAGATACACCGGGATAATCACGGAAAGCAGCTAAGAACAACTCTCGTGTAGTAGGTGCAGTAGCGGTTGTTGCGATGTAAGCTAAAGGATTTTTCTTGAAACTTTCAATCAATTCCTTAACTTCGGCATTTTGCAGCATTACTTCGTAAAACATCTTGCGTGTAACCTGCCATACCATTGCACCTTCATACCCCCATTCTTCACGATATTTTTTCTCCTTTTCCGCCATTTGACTGAGAATCTTACATTTTTCGTCTGTCCAAACTACTGTGCCAGCTTTAGTAAAGTTCTCTGTTGGTATATCAGCCTTATGCAACGGAGCTTGAACGCCACGTGCGATATTTCGGTAGTCAATATGACCTTTAGACATTAACTGTGCAGTCATGAAGTTCATGGTTGCGTCCGCACTATCAAGTTGGGACTGTAATGTATGTACCCAAGCGGCTACCAAATCGGCATCGTTTCCAAACAACTCAAACTGTTGTTCTTTTGCTTCACGTTCCATAGCTGTTTCAACGAAACCGGGAGCGATAAAATCAGGGATGGATGCGGTGTACCAGTGCAGACCGTCCTTATCCATTTGATTACTGTCACCAAGAGGTGCACGCAAATCCATCAAAGGAGCGGCTTTCAAGTCACGTCCTTTCACAGAAAAAGTAGCGATGCCATTAGGAGCGGTAGGTGTGGGAGCACCAGCTTTTACACCTTGAGTCTTGTACCAACCATAATTAGTGTATAGCAGACCTTCTGTATTGACAAAGGATTGCAAGAAACGTTGATTGGTCTTGTCTGAAAAGAATCTTGCATATCTGCTGTTATTAAAATCAAATTTAGGCATAGTTTCGTCAATTTTAAATGTTAAACCAACCCTTAACCTTGCTCTTGTTCAAAGCTTTTAATGCAGCCGAAAGAGGTTGCATACGGTCTTCGTAGAGGAATACATCTCCTAATGCCAATGCAGGAGTGATAAGGTATCTTGCACCATCGAAATCATCTTCGGATGCAGCCGGGTCAAAAACAAAATCAAAGTCGCAGGGAAGATATGAGTTAGGATTAGTAACCATAGCTTCTTTACCAGACCCTGCTTCTTTCGCTTCAACAAGAACAGATAAAGTTGTTAATGCTCCGAGGGTTGCGCTCAATGTAACTTTCCAAACATCGCCAGCCGTTCCGTCAGTCGTTTTTTCAACGGCTGTGACTGTTACTGCTGTTCCTTTCCCTACCAATGTGGTAGGAGCAACCATGAGAACGTCCCCTACAAACGGAATGAGGGAATACCCGTCTCTTTTCAAGTAAATAACCGTATCAGATGATTCTGATGTAGCTTTTGCAACTGCATACGATTTTAGGATGCGTATTTCGCTTCCATTAGAACCATTACTGGGAATATATTCAGCGAGCGTTCCGGCAAAAGCTCTTGCATTACCTTTGAATGGGTTTTTAACAATTCCACCACTGGTAGGAAATACAAGTGCGTCTTTCCCGCTCATCTGTAGCTTCACGAAGACATAGCGATGACCACCAATGCTTCCGCGAGCCTGAACCAATGCTCTACCGGGAAGGTAGCCACTGTTCAATAGGATTTGCTGATAGAAATCTGACATTTTCTTTTTGGTTTAAATGATTATTATTTTTCTTCTCTGTGCGACTGCTTCCTTACGACAGCAACCACATCGGCAAAGTCATCGGTTTTTCCCTTACCGCCTCCCGTGCCGCCCGGAGTGATGTCAGGTGGAGTGTTAGCATTAAACTTATTGTAGCTCTTGACCAGTCTTTCTGTAAGAGCGTCAACGTCAGTTTCAGAATCAATGTGAATCAGTTCAAGCTGGTCGTTAATCCAGTCTTCATTTTTCACGTCTTTCCCTTTCAAGGCTGATTTTAGCTGGCTGCGTTTTTCGGAGACTGCTTTAGCCTTGTTGTTCTCTTCCTCACGTTTGAGCAAGGAATTAATCTGTTCCTGCATCTTCTGCAATTCAGACTTGTTTCCACCATCGCCATTGCCATCTCCGTTACCGTCTCCGTCATTCTTTTGGGGATGATTCTTTTCCCACTCCTTTACAAACTTTGAATTGTCGTTGCGTACATTGTTGTCGATACGTTCCAAGCGTTTAATCTTTTTGCCTACGGCATCTGCCAACTCCAATTCTTCGTTGTTACCACTCTCTTCCAAATCGGCGTAGATGTCTTCTACTTCCTCATTGAAACTTCTCTCACTCATAGCCAAGTTTTTCTTGCCGTTGTTGGTGAGTTTTGCTTTCAGTGCTTCTGAAAACTGTTCTTTCGTAAACTTCATACACTATATGTTTTATAATGATTATATGCGAAAGTAATGCTTTAACAAAAAGGTATAACTATAAAAAAATCACTGTATTTATCACTATGATAAATAGACATTGGTTTAAGTATATATTACCTTGTTATTAAGAGGTATTTTTGCTTTTGATGAAAGAACAAGAAGTACATAATGCGATAGTGAAGAAGCCTTTCCCAGGTTTCCAAACCTACTTTGCTTCAACGAACGTGGATATATGTTTCGGTGCCGGCGGGGTCGGAAACGGGAAGTCATACTCTCTTGTTCTTGGATTCGCTGAACCGTTAATGCTTGACCCTGATTTTAGATGTTTAATAAGTCGTAGAAGCCTTGGGAACCAAAAAGCAGGAGGAGGATTTGTTGATACATTCAAGGACATATTCGGGGAATATGTAAAAGTTAAAGAGGCAGACACGCCACGTATATCATTCCAAAGTGGAGCGTACTGCGATTTGACTTATATAGACCCAACGAATATAGACAGAATGAGGGAGCGTGCGAAAGGATGGCAGTACGATGCGATTGCCATTGATGAGCTTACCGAAATGCCTTGGGAGGTATTTACGTACATTCAATCCCGTAATCGTGGAAAAAGCAAAACATTCACGGGGAAATTCCGTGCGACATTCAATCCTAAACGCACCCATTGGACGAGAAGATTCATAGATTGGTATGTTGGAGTTGACGGGAAGGGTATCCCTGATAGAATAGGAAAAGTCAGATTCTTTTTTGTTGCTGGGTCTACCGTTGATGATGTGATTTGGGGAGATTCAAAAGAAGAAGTTTACGCTAAGTGCAAGATACAGATAGACAGTTTGATTAAAGACTTGAAAGGTAAAGCAAAATATCAAGACTTTATCAAATCGTTTACCTTATACGAGGGCACAGTTGATGAAAATGAAGCTCTAATGGAAGGCAATGCAGGGTACGTTGGTTCAGTTGCCGCTTCTGGTACACGCTCTGCTGCTGGGCTTATCGGTGTAAACTATAATGCAGACCCAGATTCTGACGAAAAGATACCTATCCCTTCCACTTCCGCACAAGGCGTGTTCAACAACAACCCTGCCGTAAACGGTGACAAATGGATTACTGTGGATTTGGCGGATTATGGTACAGACAACCTTGTTGCACTTGCATGGGATGGATTTCACGCATACGACATTCTCATTCTTAGCAAGTCCACTCCGAGAGAAAACGCTATGGCAGTGAAGACATTTGCATTTGAGCATGGAACAGCCGAAATCCATATCATTTTTGACGCGACTGCCGGACGGTACTTCAATGATTACATTCCCGATGCAGTACCTTATATCTCGCTAAATAAACCTTTCGGGCTTTACCAGCTTACCGCAATGACAGTCAAGGATATGTGCTATATCAGATTATGCAAGATGATAGAGGAAGGCAACTTGACATTTGATGATAAACTTGCCGTTCAGACTTACACTCATCAAAACTTGAAATACAAAGTGACGGTTGAGAACGAGTTTATGGAAGAATGCTCCGTTGTGCGGTTTGACGATATGCAAAGTGGAAAGAAGCGGCTTTGGAACAAGAAAAAGATGAACCAGATGTTAGGGAAAGGCAGGTCTATGGACTTGTTAGACCCATGCGCTATGAGAATGTTTCCGTGCGCTAACATCGAATACGGAAATGAGATTCAAGCAGGGTATTACAATCACGAAGAAGAAACCAAACAAGCGAGCCATGCACAGACAGAAGGAAGTATTTACGATGAACATTTATGGTATTAAGTTAGGAAATGATTAGCTACAATGACATAAAGGATATTATCAATTCCCTTAAAACAGAAGGAATTGAAGCAAGGGTAAGAGATGTTGCCTATTTGGTAATGTGTGATTCTTTCGTAGATAAGGCTCTTGCTGCAAAGGTTGCTTACCAAGATGAAAAGCCTTCAAACAAGGTGTTATCCATGCTTGCCGAGAAACTGAAACCTTTCGGCATCGGTGCTATCACTACCATATCTAAAGATGAGAACCGAGAAGCGTTGCTGAAAGAAATATCGGAGATGAAACAGATTGCTGACGATGCGAAAACAAGTGGAGATTCAGACACTTTTATCAAAGCAAGTAAGGTCGTGTTGGATGCACGCGTGAAGCTGAACGATAAATTCAATATTGAAGAGGAAGAGGGGCAGAAGCGAATAATCGTTGTTCCGCAGAAGCACGACATTATCTGCAAATGGACTTCGAGAGAGTGTTCTGCAATGCCGAGCAAGGAAGCATGCATGAAGTATTACAACCTAATTGATGCGGAAAAATGACACGGGAAGAGAAAAAAACATATCTATTGCGGAACGTAAATGCCTTGTTGCAGAAGAAACCGTTTTTCAGAGGAAGTGACACTTGCTCTACAAACGACTATTCCGACGGTCAGTCCGCAATCATTACCGAAACACGCACGGCAAGGCTTCCGAATGTAAAAAAGAATATCGTTTCGCAGGAAAAGTTCCTGAAAGAACTTGACCCGATGAGCCATGAGGTATTATTTGATCAAAACTTGCCGAGCATTTGCGTGAAGTTAGAAGATGGGGGATATCAGGAAATCAAGTTCCAGCGCACGGCATTGGCTTTCCAAGAACAGATACTGGCGAGCCACGTAATCTACCTTTGCGGGAATCCCTGTACATTGTCTTTGAGAGGTGGCACTCCTTCCGAGAAAGATAAAGCTAACTATTCCACAATCAAGGAGTATTGGGTAGACAGGAATATGGATGGATGGCGTACAAAGGCAGTCCGTTCGCAACTTGCAACAGGCGATGCAGGACTCCTGTTTTATTATGACTATAAAGGACGTATCAAGTGCCGCCTGATAAGTTATGAAGATGGTTACGTAATCATATCACACAACGACAACAACGGTGACAGGCTTCTTGAAAGTGTCTATTATGCCGATGCGGACGGTGTGGAATACATTGACAGTTACGATGATACCTACATGTACCGTATGCACACACCGATAGACGGTGAAGAAGCAGGCGAGGACGGTTTTGTAAGAGAACTTCCTATATTGCACGGTTTCAGTGAGATACCATTGTGTACCAAACGTGGTAATGTGGCGTGGAACAACGGACAGAGTCTTATCGAGATTTACGAGATTATCTACAACATCTTCTTTGTCATTCAGAAACGGAACGGCTGGGGCATTCTGTATATTAAAGGCAATCTGTCAGAAACGACAAAGAAACTTGCAGGGAGTATCATTTTGCAAGACAAGTCAATGGACGGTAACGGAAGTGCAGAGTTCAAAGCACCGCCCAGTCCGCAAGGTATGCTTGACAGTCTGCAAGATTTGTTCGAGAAGATACAGATAAACACCTCATGCACATTTCTTTTGCCTAAAGATGTCAAGTCAAGTGGTGACATAAGCGGACTGGCTATTACGCTGACCCGTGATTTAGATTTGAAGAATGCCCAGCAAGGGGTTATCGAGTGGCAGAATTTTGCAGACAAGATGATGCGCCTGTTCAAGGAGGGATTAGCCAAAGAATTGGTAAAAAAAGGCGAGAACGTAAATGCCATTACAGAATTTGACAAACTTCGTGTCAGCTGTAAGTTCAAGATATGGCAGCCGTTCAGTGCAACTGAGTATAACAACATGCTTATCTCAATGAAACAGGCTGGTATTCTCTCCACGAAAACGGCTATCGAAAAGAACACGGAGAGCACACCCGATGAGGAGCAACGAGTGACTAAGGAAGTTAAGGAAGCAGAAGAAAAGGTGATTGCCCAACAGCAAGCCAACAAAACGAACAAGCAGGAAGGAGGTAATAATGAATAAACAAGTGATAAACATAGATGCCAACTTCATTAAAGAGATTGCCAAAATGCAAGAGCGAATTGATGAAACAGATAACGCAATTTTCAATCTATTCATGAAGATACAAGACGTTAATCGACTTGATATTATGTATGATGGTGAGAATAGAGATCTGTACCATCACATTTATATGTTCATCGAATATGTCCTGCATAAGTTTCCAAATATATACGAAGAATTCAGAGAAAACAAACAACACAAGTAATGGAGAAACAGAGCCTATACATATACAAGCTGGATACACATGGGGAAAAAGTCAAATTTCCCAACGAAACCATGTCTGCAAAGCTGGGTGAATACACTTACACGGCACAGCGCATGGCCGGCACTCCTACGCTTACCGCCACGCTCAACTATCCGTCTTGCTTGGATGAAGAGTGGACTGGAGAGGAATTTGTGGAGTTCAGAGGTGAGAGATACTATGTCGACCAAACCCCTACATCTTCAAAGGACAACAAGAGCATTATGTATAAGCATGAACTCCAGTTCGTTTCAGAACGTATCGTATTGGAGAACGTGTATTTCATGGATGTGGTGACAACTGGAACAGATACTTATCATTCCAACTCTACTTCTGTGAAGTTCATGGGAGACATAAACGAGTTTGTAGGTCGCCTTAACGCTTCAATGGCAAAATCGGGTATCGGATATTCGGTAATCATAGATGATGATATTACTTCCGATTCCAAACTTGTTTCACTTGACAATGTGTATCTTGCAGAAGCGTTACAATCCATATATACCATATACGAACTTCCTTATTACTTTGTAGGTAAGGTTTGTCACATAGGATATACAGAGAATGTAATTTCTACTCCCTTCGAGTATAAGAAAGGGCTTGTATCAATAAAAAAGACAAACGCCAATTATAAAATTGTCAATCGCGTTACTGGTGTTGGTAGCTCTGATAATATCCCTTTCTACTATCCGAATGATGATGAAAAAGGTACTATAGAACGTACACAAAACCTTATGCCTTCCATTTACAGACAAACAAATGGAGCGGAAAGATTCTACAATGCGCTTAACGACACGTATAAGATACCTGGCACAAATGATTACTACTCTTTCAAAAATACATTTTCTTCTAAGAAGATAAAAGAGATAAAGGTAGATTTTAGCGATATAAAGCCTACTATAGAAAATGTGACAAACGCTTCGGGACAGTTATTTGGTGAGATTGCGGATATTGCTTTTGATGCTAATGATAGTGACGAACTCGGAACCGGAGAAGGGAATAATATATTCAATGATACAGATGAGTATGTACATTCTTATTTCTACATAAAATTACATATATATAATGGAGATTACGGCTTTAACCTGTTCGAACAGGGTTTGGAGGGTGGTACGGCTGTAATCAATATGACTACGGGTAATTGCGCTGCTTGCGAGTTTGAAATAGGAGTTACCTATAAGGACAATGAACCGGAAAGGGCATTCAACCCTGTATTGGTGGATTCTTCCGGGAACTTACCGGCAGGAGATTTTGAGCAGAAGGTTACTTCACAACCATCCCAATATGTAGAAAGCCAACAAAACACTTCTACAAATGAAGTTTGGATTGCAGTAAAAAAGGACAATACCACTTTCGGAATTGTTATGCCTAATGCCACCAATAACTATAAGCCTTCTGTCGGGGATAAATTTGTGATTACAGGCATTAAGATGCCTAAGTCCCTTGTACTCGCTGCTGAGAAGAGATTGGATGAAGCATTGATAAAGTATATGTCAGAGAATAATGACGAAAAATTCACATTCTCCGTCAATTTTTCCAGAGTATTTCTTGCAGACAATATTCAATTAGCAGAATTACTAAATGAGAATGTTCGCATGTATATAAAATACAACGAACATGAGTATCTTATGTATGTAAATTCATTTACTTGTAAAGCGGACAAAAATTGCTTATATGACATATCTGTTGAATTAACAGACAAATTATCTGCAAATGTTTCTGCATTACGAAGTACTATTACAGAAATTGCAGGCGATATCATAGGTAATACATTGGGAGGGAATAGTATTTCTACTACTGATATCTTAGCAAAAGTCTCTCGACATTTTCTCAGTAAAACACAAGATGACCGTACCCCGCACAAGTTATCCTCTGACAAAGCTTTTGAAATAGGAAAATTTGTCAGTGGTAGTACGGGTGGTATCATAATGGTTGATAAGGAAACAGGTCAAACCTATGCGGAGGTTGATAAACTGAAAGTCCGCATGAAAGCCTATTTCGAATCATTGGAGATACAAAATGTAAATTCTGTAGGTGGAAAGATAGTTCTAACTCCGGGTGGTGCTGTTACGCTTATTGATGTTTGGACCAAGGGCACCATTGAACAAACGCCCATACTTTCAATGGCAGACGGGAATCCTATATTACTTGCAGATGGCAGTGAACTCCAATTGATGGATAAAGAAACGGTAGACAATGGCGTCCCCGAAGGCGTGTACAGATGTTTCTTCCTTGCCGAACAGGACGGTGTGGAAGTGGAGAACCGCTTCCGTGCAGGTTTCCAGGTACAGAGCAAAAACTTCAACATACAAAAACCGGGAGAATACCAACAGGTAGCGAACCATTATTATTGGCGTTTATGTGTAGGGGCAAGCAAAGAGCCTATCAATGTCGGCATATACAAATTGCACTATATTGACCTCAGCATGGCGGATTGCGACACAGGCAGTGACATTCCGGCAAAGGGTGATACTGTAGCCCACCTTGGTGCACGAATCAAATGGAAAGGCATTGACAACAAGGACGTGACGGATGAAAGCAATATTGACGCACAGAATGCCATTGTTTTCTCTTCTACCGATGTGTTCAGCCCGAGTGTTACTCTGTATCACGGTATAGACTCCTACTCCTACTTGAACAAGGAGTATGTTGAGTATGGCGTAGACAAAACTAACAACAAGGCGTTTTTCCATGTATACGGTGATGCGTATATTGGGGACCGTGATGGTAACAGCTTTGTTAAGTTCACCCAAGGTGAAGGCGTGGAATTGAAAGGAAAGCTTCACATTCAAGAAGGCTCCACCGGTTCCGCCAATCTGACCGACCTTCCCGATGAGATATATAATGCCGTGCAGATAGGTAATGAAAATCTCTTATTAAATTCAGGGTTTACGGGTGATTATGATAGCATTGATATATCAGAATCAACACAAATGCAGGCAGACACAGAAGTTTATTCGCCAAAAATAAAGTACTGGGAAGGGGATGCGAATATCGTAGAAGACAGTGAAGCCGTGTCCGGTTACAGAGCAGATATCGGTTACTTGTCGCAAGAGGTTAACCTTATGTTGGAGGAGCAGTATGTGATAAGTTTAAGAGCCAAGGGTACATCTCTTACTGTCGGATATGGGGATTATAATTCTACAGAGTCTCTTGACGATACATATAAGAAATATGTGTATAAATTCACCTGTCGGTCATTAGGCGTTTTTTTTATTTCCGGCAAAGCATCAGTGTGCGATATTAAGCTGGAAAGAGGTACCATTCCGACCGATTGGTGTCCATCACGATTGGATACCGATAAATCGGCAGACAGATTCAAATACCTGCAATACATACAGGATGCAATCAAAGATGGTTCTGTAGACATTCTTGGTGGTTTGATTTTGGCTAACATGATACAGCTTGGGAACTACAAGAACGGAAAGCTTCAAAAAGTAACCGCAGGTATTTCAGGTATCTATAATGACGATGACGATGTGGCATTTTGGGCGGGTGGCAAACTTGAACAGGCTATTATGACCGTAATGAAGTTCCGTAACGACCCCAATTACCAGCCTACTGATGCGGAGTGGGCGAATATG